TTCTATTGCAACTGCTTGTCCAGTTGCCACATTTACATATGCACCAAGGTCAACTGTGCCTTGCACAATTGTCCCATCTGCACTTGCATTTGGTAAAGTTACGGTTTCGGTTAGGTAAAAACTTCCTGTTTTTGCTGTAGCCATATATTTAGACTATATAGTTCAGTTTATTATACTTCTTCTGCACCTCGTCGCTATACGCCTATGCTCTGCGCTAGGGATTTTCTACTGAAATCGCAACACCTAGCGGCTAAATCAACTATATCTTTCAATCATTACCAATGAAACTATAAGGAAAAGCCATCTAGAACTGTTATGGACGCACACCATTATGACAAAATAGCCGACAAATTGATGCAATTTCGTAGTAAATTACCCCATCATCCTCATTTAGAGAATGAAACTGCTAAAAATTATGTCAGAGAAATGAAAGAACAAATAGATCAAATGTTATTTGACATTCAACAAATTGCTGATTGGGATGATAAAGGGTGGATTAGATGACTATCACTGTAGAATGCTGGAATTGTGGGAGAGTATTAGAAGTTCCAACACCAGAAGCACAAACTTATGTTATGATGCATAGAATACCATGCAAACATTGTGTAGGTGTTCCACAATGAGCCGCCCTCGTTCCACTGATCCAAGCGTCGCATTGTCGATTGCTGTGCCCCAGTCTCTAAAGACAAGGCTTGACCAGGAGTTGTCCTATACATCTTCTCGTTCTAAGTGGGTATGTACGGCAATAAAAGAAAAACTCGAACAAGAGTTTGACTATACATCGATTCCCACACGGAGGTTATTAGGTATGTTACACGCTAGAAATATAATTGATGATGAGCTTGTTTATGCTCTACAGATGAAAGAAGCTTCTTTAATCGATAATGCCTAATGGATCAGTTACAATAAGAAGCTTAGATAATCCTTTAGCTACTTCATACACCCTTCCAGCTGGAGTTAATTTTCTAACTGGCAATGGTATAGTTGGTAAACTATCAATAGCAGCCAAGGCTCTTTGTGTACCAGTAGTTCTTTCAACTTGTGTACTTGTACGTACAGGAGTAATAGATTGAACTCTTTCTTGTCTTGCACGTGTAATAACCTGGTCAAATATAATTGGCCTATCTAAAAGATCCTTAGAACTTTGTAACTCTAACCACTCTAAAGCAGATAAATCCATCATCATCAAACCTGATTAGCAAGTTCGTACGATCTCTTAAGTCGCATTAGGTATTCTATGTCAGGTTCTGCTACAGTAAATGCATCCATTATAACTCTCAAAGGTGGTAACGTTACAGATTGAATTCCATTTCCTAAACTATCACCTGGTACAGGTGCATACATAACTCGATAACAATAAAGACAATCTGCAGCTGTTGGTTCTAAACTAGAAAAATAGTTATCAACAACTGGAACCATGGTAGCGGTGCCAGTTGAACTAAACGCACCAGACCCAACAACAGAATTAGCATAATGTATTTTGTAAGAGCCGTGAATAATATGCTCTCGATTAAAGTTACCCCACTCTAATCCAGATAGACCATAGTTAGTAAAACCCGGACTTCCAATAACTGAAGCAATTAATTGGTCATCATTGAATGGAACCGAACTGACAAGTACAGTTTCAACAACAAAATCCTTGCTACCGTCATATGATTTTTGCCATTCAATAAACTCTGAACCGCCTTTTTGTTCAAACGACCTACGAAATCCTACGGTTAGATCCTTACGTACATATCCAGTTAAATCAATTTTAGATTCTGCAACCCATAACCTAGTTCCACTAATGGCTCTAACATCTGTCACGGGACTCAAAGCATAATTTGTGGTTCCATCATTAGCTAATAATAACCAGGGAAATTCTACAGTCAATTGTCTATCCATTATTTTTTGCCTCCTTTCTTCTTTGGTTTAGTTTTAGGCTTAGCTTGAGCAAGCATAGCCAGAATACTTTTCATAGGACTCATTTCTTAGACCTCTTGAATGCTTTAGACATAGCCGCTAGATCTAGTCTTCCTTTTTTGGTTCCTCTTTTGAACTTGATGTGGTTAGCTCTGTTCTTAATGTAACGTTGCCATTGCGATAGTTTACGTCGAGTCTTCTTAACCGCCGGCTTAACTGCTTCAACGGTTTCAACAACAGAAGTAGTAGCGCGCTCAGCATTGCTAAGTAATGCTCTAAGTTCATTTAGAGTTCCCTCAATCTTAACCAGGTAAATCACCTCAGTTATCTGAGGCAGTTGACTGGATAGCAATTGCGATGAAGTCCTTTGAAGATAGTTTAACTATTCTTGCTTTGATTCTAGCAGTGACAAAGATAGATGATGTATCAACAGCAGCGCCAAAAACACCAGCAGTCAAGTATAGTGAATCATTTACAACCATAAATGCTTCAGACAAAGCAGCAGATCCAAATGAATCCGGGTACAAGTCTTGAGTATGTGTTGCAATGTTATTTGTCTTGTCGATGTTTAATCCACCGGAAGAAATCAAACTTTGATTGTCAGCTCTAAGCATTAGTGTGCCAGGGTTTAGATCAGAGAGTTGAACTGCAAGAGATCCGTTGGCATTTAGCATTCTTGCTACATCAGGGCTTAGGTTTGTTCCTACCTGGTAAACAAAGTCTACGGATTCTATTGCAACTGCTTGTCCAGTTGCCACATTTACATATGCACCAAGGTCAACTGTGCCTTGCACAATTGTCCCATCTGCACTTGCATTTGGTAAAGTTACGGTTTCGGTTAGGTAAAAACT